GCTCAAGGCTGCGATCGAGGACGAGATGAAGGGGCCCCGGCTCCCACTGGAGCAAGCGCCGGCCGCCCCGAGTGTCCCGAGTGCGGGAACTCCGGCACCTGAAGCGCCAGTGCTTGCACGGCCAGCCGAGCCTGGGGCTCCAGGGTTTGCCATTCCACCGAAGCCAATAGAACCGGCGGCACCTGCTGTTTCCGACGAAGCAATCAAGGCACTGGAAAACGTTTATCCGTACACAGCAAGAGCTGCTGAGCGGCCAGTCGACATTGCTGCTGGAAGGCTGGTGCAGGTCAAGAAACTTCTGCAAGTCACACAGGAGCGAATCCAGCAACTGAAAGCCAATCCACCAGAGCCAAGCGCCAGCGCAGCTGTAACGGCAAAGCAGCAGCGGGACTGGGACAAAAACCTGGCCAAGTTTGTCCGGCAAGAAGCACAGGTCCAGAAAGACCTTGTCGTGGCCCAGGCGGCTCTTAATCGCCTGACTGCCTCGCCTGTTGCCGGCGCCCTTGACCCCGCCGACATCGCGGGCCTGCGCGACACCACCGGCCTTTCACCCGAGGAAGCAGCAATCTTCAACGAAGCCGCAGACCTACTGGAGGCCATGGACGCATCGACCACCAAGGGCCTTCAGGCGGCCCGCGACGTGCTGGACAAGGTTGCGGCATCAGAGCGGGAGTTCATGCCCGAAGGTGCTGCACCAAGCGCCAGGGATGCAGCGATCGAGCGGTTGAACAGGTCGCTAGAGGCCCCGGCGGCAGCCAGGCCCCCCGTTGATGGCACTCAGCTGACGTCAGAACAGGCGGCTGGCCTGGACCTTGCTGCCGTGCGCAAGGCCGGCGAGATCCTGCCGGACCGGTTGCCGGACTCGTATCGCGTCGATCCAGATGTGGCTGCAGCCGTCAGAGACACCATGGTCGAAACAGTGCGTCGTGTTGCTGGCGATGACGTTGCCATGCGCTTCAAAGACGGCATGGTCTTCAAAGAAGGAACTGCCGCTCACGGGTCGGAAGGCAAGATAGTACGAGTCGGTGGCGGCTACACCCTTGACTTCAATTCCATCATCAATGGTGATCCAATTAAAGAAGTCGTAGATTTTCATGAGATGTCGTTGCTGCCGTTTAAGGGGGCAACTGTTGTTGATTACAAAAAGGCCAAATTAGACACGGCAGCGCACGAAGCTTTTCATATACTGCAACTCAGGAGCATGACAGCAGATCAACTGCAAGTCATGAACACCATGTTTGCAAAGTTAAAACTGTATTTTGCGGCCAAGAACAAAGCAAGAGGGGACAGGGATATGCCTATCGAAAAAGCACCACAGGCGTTTGAAAGTTACGACGAGGCCTATCAGGCTGGCGTATCACCTGGCGCCGTCTTGCTTGGCGTGTCACCAGACGACATCAAGCTCTTTAATGGATTCAAGCCCAGCGATGCCGTTGAGTTAATTGCTGTCAGCGGAGCCAAAGCAATCCTTGCTGGCATCAAACTTGTCGATGACATGTTTGATTACGCTGAGAAACTATACAACGCAATGCGTGGGCGTGGTCGTACATCTATTCGTGACATCTTTGAGCAAGCTGCTGCCGGCGACCTAAAGAAACAAACTGGGAAGGAAGCCGGAAAGCTTCGCAATGTTCTTGACAATGAACCTCGACCAATAGCGCCTGGCGAAGAAAAAGAATGGGCGCGACGGATTCGTGAGCTTGACAAGCAAGGCGCTCCCGGCCTGAAGGCCTTGAAAGAGTATGCCAAAGACGAAGGCCTGCTGTCACAGCAACCGCTTCAGTTGACCAGCGAGGCACCTCAAGGCCCAAGGCCCGTCGATCCACCCGCGGGCCCCGAGAACAGCGACGACTGGGTGCGTAAGTTTGCCCGGGCCCTGGACGAGAACCACGACGCCTTGATCCGTGGTGAGGTAACCATGGAGGACTTGATGGCCAACAACTTCCAGAAAGTCCAGAGCCCCTCCGGTGATACTCGTTACGCAGTGGTCTCAGAAGATCTGGTATCTGGCTATAACGCCATGTCCAAGGCGCTGCCTGATCGGCCAACGGAGTCCGGCCAGCCCGTCATGAACATTGCCGAGACACAGGCCTTGGTCCAGCAATGGTTCTACCGCCACGGGGCCGACCAGCAGCTGGTCGATAACAGTTTGATGCCAGTGATCCGTGCGCTCAATGAGTACCAGGCCGGCGACTTAAACAAAGCCATGGCCTTGGCTGACAAGAAACAAGTCGAAGCCTCGCTGGAAGCTGCGATGTGGCTCAATTCTGCCAACGTGGATGGTGTCAACCAGTCCGAACGGCTGGCCAGGCTGATCACCGCAGCTGAAGCGGCCAGGGCTTCACACCAAACAGTCATGGGCGTCCAGCGGCGATGGGGCCAGATGGGCCTTGAGATGCAGATGCCCAGGGATTACGTGATCCCGCCGGCCACAAGGGAAGGGGAGGCCATTGGTGCTGCACCTGCACCAGAACCCTTGCCCGCCGTGATTCCGCCCGAGATCCAGGGGCTCGACGTCGGCGAAACAATCAGGGTTGGCCTTGAAGACGAAGCCACCCGTCCGATTACGGACACGCTTGGCGACGACTTGCGGGAAGCTGCCACCGGCGGCGAGATCACACCTAAAGCCCAGGCCGAAGCTGATGCCATTGCCCAGGCCTTGGTTGACGCTGGGGCAGACCCGACGATTCGCACCAAGACCTGGGGCAACGTTGAATGGCTACGAGATAAAGGACAAGGGTTTGGGTCTGATGTGTTCCAGATGCTCCAGATGCTCCGGGTGAACAACCTAATCAGCAGCGGTATCACGGCCAACGTCAATCTTGCAAACGGCTTGTTTAACTTGGCCCGGCTGCCGCTCACCCAAGTCACTGGCTCATTGATGCAAGGTGAGCTCAAGAGATCCATGTACTCGATGATGATGTTCCAGCAGTACTGGATGAACCTAAGCAATGCCTTCCGCCTTGCTGGCCATTCACTCAAGGCTGGCCGGTCGTTGATGAACATGGATGTCAGCACCTTGGACTGGATGAACCGGGTTGCCGCCAAGGATGCCCAAGGTGAATTACTGCAAGGCCCAGATGCCAAGACTGGCTGGACAATCAACACGGTCAACATGGGCCAAGAGATGGCCAAGACGCCCTTGGGCATGACCATCAACGGCCTATGGCAAGTCGTTGGCACAGGCGCCAGCCGCCTTGCAGTCGGCATCGATACTTTCAACTCCACCCTCGCTGGCTATTCCTACGAACACGTGCGGCACCTGCCACGGGGAATGGAACAAGCCGTCGAACGCGGCATGGATGAGTTCAGCCCAGAAGCTTGGAAATTTGCGCAGCAATATGCCGACGCCAGAACGCAAGCAACGATGCGGGATGCGGTCATTGATGGCAAGAACTTGGCAGACGTCGCCATGGAGAGCCCGCACGCCAAGAACTTTATGAATGCCGTCAACTTCACTGACGACGTCTGGGCTGAGATGCAGCCACGAACCCTTGCGGAAGGCATCCAGGTTGGCCAGTCCCAAGGCATCAATGCAAACGAGTTGCAGGACTTTGCTCGGAAGTACGTGGAAGAAGGCCAACTAAACCATCGCTTGGCCAACATTGCTTTGAATTCATTTGGCCGGCTCGGGTCTTTACCTGGCGCCACCATGGGTGCCTTGTCAGAAGCCAAACTGATTGGCCCGATCTTTAAGTTCATCCAGCCGTTTCAACGGGTGCCGTCGAACATCATCAAGTCCGCCATGCGGGCCACGCCAGCTGCCATCTTTGTCGATACGTGGTGGCGTGACATCAACAGCGCCGATGCGTTCACCCGAGATCGGGCACTTGGGGAGGTCGCTGTTGGATCAGGCGCTTTGGCGTTGCTGACACTGAGCACGACCATGGGGTATCTGCGGTTCAACGGTGGGGGACCACAGGACCCGGTTGCCAGGCGGAAGTGGACCGAAATCGAGGGTCGGATGCCGTACTCGGTGCAGCACTGGAACGAGGCCGCTGGCAGGTGGTCTGCTGCTACGTCGATGCAGGCGCTGGAGCCGTTTGCCACGCTCTTTGGGGCCATCGGTGACTACAACGACCTTGCTAACAACATCTCAAGCGACCAACGCAACAGGCTGGGGAGTGCCTTGGGGATGACCCTGGCCCGAATGACCACCAGCGGCGTCCTGAGCAAGACCTATTTTCAAGGTATCAACGAGATCTACGAGGCTGCGTTTAACCCCAGCAAGATCCTGGTCGGCCCAGGCCAGCGCGATCCATTGGCACGATTCCTGCAGCGCATTGCAGCCAGCATGGTGCCGTACAGCAGCGCTTTGCGGGCCGCCAGGCGGGAGGTGGATCCCGTTGCTCGCACCGTGGACCCCAGTGATGCAGGAGGTCTTTGGGGGTTCTGGCAGGAGACGCTCGACGAAATCCGCAACGCGGTGCCTGGGTACTCCCAAGACTTGCCAGCCCGCCGGGACTGGATCAATGGCCTCCCGATCTTGACGCCGGGGATTCTTGGGGGCGAAATCATCCCAGCCGACATGCCTTGGCTTCAGGGCGCAATGCAAGTGTCACCGTTGTCGGCGTATCGGCAGGTGCGCCAAAGCTTGGGCCCTGTCCACGAAGAGATGGCTCGGCTCTCTGGCCGCGGCACCAGCTTCATGGGTCCCAGCGCAACTGACTTCGGGCCGGATGCACGACTGATCCCATCTGAACTGGAGACCTACGTCGAGACTTTTGCCACGGTCAAAGATCCCTATGGCCGCACCTTTGAGCAAACCGTCACCCAGTTGATCCAGTCCCCTCAGTACCAGTCATGGCCCCTTGATGCTCCGAACCCACGCGATGTCAGCCTTAGGGCAGCTGCAATTCAAGCCGAGATCCAGGCGTACAAGAAGTTGGCCAAGGAGCAGTACAAGGTATCCACGATCAAAGGCAAAGCGATTGCAATTGAAGAAGCTGCAACGGAAGGCCGCAAGCAAGAAGCCAACGCTATCCGGCAGTATGGTATGGGCAACAGTCCACAGCCCGCACAGGCCGGCGCCCCTTGGTCCCCCACCCCCGTTAACCGCTGATGGCCTACTCCTACAACACGTACACGGGCAACGGATCGACCACTCAGTTTGCGGTCTCGTTTGGCTACATTCGCCGGGAGCACGTGGCCGCGACGGTCGCTGGCTCTGTGGCCGCATTCACCTGGGTCAACAGCAGTACCATCCAAATGGCCACGGCCCCCGCCAACGGCGCTGTGGTGCGTGTTTACCGAACGACACCACTTGCGGCGCCATTGGTTGATTTTTCGAATGCAGCAACTCTGGTCGCAGATGATCTTGACACAAACGCAAGACAGTCGATTTACACCCAACAAGAGCTAGATGACAACTTAGTTGATGGTTTGGCAAATGTGATTCCCAACGGGGATAAGGGTGACATTACTGTTTCGGGAGCTGGTGCCGTCTGGACCATTGACAGTGGCTTGCCATCGTCTCGGTCGTCTTTTACCCAAAGTGGCACTGGCGCGGTTGCAAGGACTGTCGAGAACAGGCTCAAGGACGTTGTATCCGTCAAGGACTTTGGGGCAACTGGCGATGGCGTTACGGATGACTACGCCGCGTTTCAAGCATGCGCTAATTACGCCGTTAGCAAATCCAAGAGCGACAGAAAGGCCGTCTCGGTTTATGTGCCGACTGGAGACTACATCCTGTCTAGTCAGGTTGTGTTTTATTTTGATATTGGTACCTACAGCAATGGAGACCCTGTCGGCATTGCCTTGTTTGGCGACAGTCCCCATACATCAAGGTTGATTGCAAGAGCAACGTACAACATAAACACAGAGACAGATGGTGCTGTCCTTAATGGCGCGTCCGTCAACACAACTGGCTGCATCAAATTCAGCTCCAATGGCAACACCGAATTGTGGCATGTCCATGACATTGCGTTTCTGAGCCCCCTTAAATACGCCAATTACAACGGTGGGGCCTATACGCCAGTAGGCCTAGCCGTCAACAACGGCACCGCCTTGTACGTTGACTCGACCGTGCTGCCGGGGGCGATGGCCCAACACAGCGTCATTATTGAAAATGTATTTATTGGTCCCTTTGCCAAAGGAGTGATAGCTAATAACTCAAACATGATTGGCATGTTCAATAAAGGCATTGAGATTAAAAACAAATGGTACGCCAAGATTAGCAATATACTTATAAATGGGACCATTGACCAATCAAAAGACACAGTGGTCGGATGCGCGTCAGCTATTTACATGGAGTCATGCTACTCTCCGATTTTCTTTAGTACGTATGTTGCTGGTTTTTTCAAGACTGGCATCGAACTAAAGATGGAACCTGGCAACATGGAAGATTTTAGAATAGATGGCTGCACCCTTGTCGGGCAATACAAAGCTATTTACATTTATCACAGCGACCCATACGTTTATAACGCAGCGGCTCAATTGTTTGAGCCTGGCGGCATCATTACCAACTGCCACTTGGCGCCAATGTTTTACGGGGCCCATATTGTAGAGCATCGCCAGATAAACATATGCGATAACTTTATCTATGTTCCTGACTTCAGCGCAAACTTGTCCAGCTGGGCCGGCCGCCCATCTGCTCTTTTCCTCCAAGGCACTGGAGACATAATTGTAGCCAACAACCAATTTTTGGAAGCAGTCAACAATCCAGGAAGCATCACGCTGGATTCAACTCCGGTGGCAGTTAAGGTTGCTGGCAAGGCAGAAGGTGTCAACGTATTGGACAATTACTTTAACTGCAGAGGAACTGCGGTTTACATAGAAGCCGTTACAGCGCCCACTGGTCAGATTATTATCAGTGGTGCTACCTGGCAGGGTCAAGGATGGTGGGATTTGAATTATTTTGTGACAGACAAGACGTCAACCGGGGTTAGCGTTTCTGCTGATTGGTGGACCAGCGACTCCACCGGCGGCGTGGTAAAAGAAACCATCGCAAACTTTACTCCTGATCCGGCCTTATCCCCTGTCCAGCAAGTAATAAAGTCCAACAGGTCAGACTACGCTTCTGTCACCAATGCCCAGATATGCGATACATACGTCAATGGTAAGAACAATGCCGGCGCTTATGTTGCAATTGCTCATCAATTTAGGTGGCTTGATAACAGGGTCGGCACTGATACCCTTGGCATGGCGGAAAGAATCTTTATCAACGGTAGTCAGATGCACGGGGTTGCAACTCCTTTAAGCATGAACCACACGTCCCTTGAAATTGCTTTTAGGAATGGGACTGCCCCCCATGGCGTTCTTCAGGGAATAAGGAGAGTCGAGGTGGGTGCTGCCGATTCTGGGGGAGCCGGCTACCGCATCCTAAGGATTGCAAACTAAGGGGACCTATGGACACGGGCCGCTAGGCTGGATCGACGACATGCGCCAGCCATGGATCCAGCCACCGTTATCGCCGTCCTGGGACTTGGCGGGGCTGGTGTCTCAGCCCTCTGGAAGATCGCCGGGGGCCTGGGTCGGTTTGAAGCCAAGACCACCACGATCCTGGGCGCAATGCAGGTCATGCTGCAGGATCATGAGGAACGCATCCGGAACATCGAACGCAAGTATTGAACCCAATCGAACGGAGCCTTGGGTCTGAGCTCAATGAAGAGCAAGTCCAGCGCACGTTGCTGGAGTTGTATCAAGACGAAGACTGGTCAGGCTTGCTGGCCACAGCAGAGCTCTTGAACACCGCTTGGCACCAAGAATCCATGGTGAAGCAGTGGTTAGCCAGGGAAGCCACAGACAATTTGACGCAACGATGGCAAACTACGACCAGCAATCTCCAGACCAACCCATGAGCCGGATCGCTGAGTACGCAGCTGTTGCAGTGGCCGTCCACGGCGCTTCAGTGGCCATCGTGAACCTGACACCTACCCCCAAGGACAACGAAGCCCTGGGCAAATACAGCAGAATGGCGGTCAAGCTGTACCGGGCCATCGAAATCCTGGCCGGCGTCCTCACCCCGCTGGTAAAACGATGAAAAGCAAGAGCAAGGCCGACAAGAAAGTGTCCAAAGTCATGCGGGAGTACAAGTCCGGTGGCTTGCACAGCGGCAAAGA